GATGCCATTTGAGTTGTATGACTTCCAAGAAGATACACTCAATGAGTTTTTAGACAAGTCATACAATGTTATTCTAAAGGCTAGACAGTTAGGTATTAGTACCTTGTGTGCAGCCTATGCCGCATGGATGGCCAACTTCTTCAAAGACAAAGAGATTTTTATCCTTGCCACAAAGAGAGACACTGCAACAAACCTAGTTGATAAGGTAAGAGTTTTCTTGGAAGAAGTGCCAGACTTTCTGAAGAGTAACTTTCTAGTTGATAACAGACAAAGTATTGAGTTAGAGAATGGTAGTAAGATAAAGGCGGGCGCTACAGGGTCTAACTCAAAAGATGCAGCACGCTCAGAGGCACTTAGTTTATTGATTATTGACGAGGCTGCTTTTATCAAAGGTATGGATACTATTTGGGTTGCTGCTCAACCTACACTATCTACTGGTGGTGATTGTATTGTGTTGTCTTCACCAAACGGTATTGGTAACTGGTTTCACAAAACATACATTGAGGCAGAAGCAGGCACTACAGAAAAAGTTGGTAATGCTACAATCTCATTCAACCCAATAAGACTACCTTGGAATCTTCACCCCGACAGAGATGCTGAGTGGGGTAGGTTAGAAAAAAGAAAAATAGGTGACCAAGCATTTGCACAAGAGCATGATTGTGACTTTCTGCAGTCTGGTAACAATGTTGTGAGTGTGAAGGCATTACAATGGTATGAGGAACACCCAACAGAAGAAGAACCCGCTGACGATGGTTACAGACCCTTTGTGAGGGAGCCGGAAGAAAAGACTTGGGTAGATAAAGGTCTATGGATTTGGAAATATCCCGACTACACAAAACAATATCTTATCTCTGCTGACGTTGCTCGTGGAGATGGAAAAGACTACTCTGCTTTTCATGTTATAGATATAGAAAACTATGAGCAGGTTGCTGAGTATAAAGGAAAAGTAAACACTGATGCTTATTCCCACCTTATACATAATACCGCTGTCCAATATAACAACGCTTACATCATAGTTGAAAATGCTTCAATGGGTCATCATGTTGTTATGAAAATCTTGGAGATGGAATACAAGAATATGTATTGGACAGTAAAAGATTTAACAAAAATACATGAAAGTAACGCTAACCAATTACACTATGATATTTACAATGTGCCGAAAAATGCAGTGCCTGGCTTTACGATGAGCATGAAGAGTAGACCAGCGTGTATTGCAAGAATGGAAGAAGACTTACGCACACACGATTTTACTTTACATTCTAAAAGAACTATAGCGGAATTAGAAACTTTTGTTTTTCATAATGGAAAGCCCGAAGCTCTTGCAAGCTATAATGATGATTTAGTAATGTCTTTATCAATGGGTATGTATGTTAGAAATACTACTCTAAAATTTAACTCTCAAGATGAAGAGGTTACAAGAGAAATGTTATCGGGTCTCAATTTTAATAATACACCATTTGAGTTTGGTGTCTACGGCAGCCAAAATAACAAGAGTGATGGTGAGTATACTTTTGATGTTGGCAATGGTCAGAAAGAGAGTATGAGATGGCTGATTTAAATGGTTGGGAACAGTATCAAAAAATGGTTATAAGTAAGTTAGATGCACATGATACAGATTTCAAATCAATAGAAGATAGACTAACAAAAATTCAAGTAGAAATAGCCACACTCAAAGTCAAGGCAAGTATTTGGGGTGGCATTGCAGGTTTAATTCCTGTAGTATTAGGTATAGTATTATTTTTCTCACAACAAGGATAGTGAATAATGGCAGATAGGTTTGACATACTAAGAAGGCTTCTAAGAGGCGGCTCTGCACAGTATAAAGTACCAACAGAGCGGCCAGGCAGTAATGCACAAAAAAGAGCCTTTGATAGTTTTCAGAAAGCCTCACAAAGTTTGTATGGCGAAGGACTAGTAGGTGGCACAGAGCGTCTTGATAGAATAAGAGACTACGAAGAGATGGACCACTATCCAGAGATTACAAGAGCGCTGGACATTTATGCTGACGATAGCACAACCTATTCTGAAAATGGAAAAAGTGTAGAAATAGTTTCAGACGATGATAAGATAGTATCTGAGTTAGAAGAGTTGTTTTATCAAAGACTAGACATTGACTTTCACCTTTGGACTTGGATAAGAAATATGTGCAAGTATGGTGACCATTTCAATCTACTAGACATTGTAAACAAAGAGGGTGTGCTTGGCGCCATTGCTCTACCAGTTGGTGAGATAGAAAGAGAAGAAGGATATAATAACGACCCAAACAGTTTACGTTTCAAGTGGCTAACACAGGGCAACACTGTATTTGAAAACTATCAAGTATCACACCTAAGAATCCTTGGTGATGATAGATTCTTGCCCTATGGTCGCTCGGTATTAGATTCATCACGTAAAGTTTGGAAACAACTATTGATGGCCGAAGATGCCATGTTGATTTATAGAATTAGTAGAGCACCAGAGCGTAGAGTGTTTTATGTTGATGTAGGAAACATTCCCCCCAAGGATGTTGAAAACTACATGCAACAGGCTAGAGATAAACTAAAAAGATTGCCTAATGTAAATCAATCAAACGGACAAGTTGACCTACGATACAACCCCGAATCAATACTTGAAGATTTCTTTATTCCCGTCCGTGGAGACAGAGGAAGTAGAATAGAAACATTGCCTGGCGGTGAGAATGCTGCTGCTATTGAAGACATTCAGTATCTACAAAACAAGTTGTTTATTTCGTTGGGTGTGCCAAAGTCATACCTTACAGCCGAAGAAGACTTGAGTGGTAAGTCAACACTAGCACAAGAAGACATTAAGTTTGCTCGGACAATACAAAGAATACAAAAAATCATCATCAGTGAGTTGGCCAAGATAAGTTTGATACACTTGTATCTTAGAGGATACGATGATGTATCCATTTACAACTTTGATTTGAAACTAACCAACCCATCTACAGTAACAGAGATGATGCAACTTGATTTGATGGACAAAAGGTTTGGTGCAGCAAGAGACATTGCTGATTCAGACTTGATTTCTAACGAGTATGTCCAGAAGTCAATACTAAAACTTTCTGATAGTGAGATTGCTAATATAAAGGTTGACAGACAAAGAGAGGCATCAGAGAAGTTTATTGTTGACCAACTTGAGCAAGGTGAAAGTGCAGTAGGTGGAGGCGAAGAAGGTCAACCACCGGCGCCACCAGCTAGTAATGAGGACGATGATAATAGTAGTAACGAAACAAAAATCCAAAAGAGAAACAAATCAAGAGATATTGCTAAGGACATGATGCCTTACGACCCAACAGGAACAAGAGAGTTGCCTGGCTATCCAAAAGATTATACCTATAATGAAACAGGTATAACTAGTAAGGGCAATCAGAAGAAACAAAGACCAGACATTTTAGATAAGACTATTTCAGACATTATGAAATTCAATGTTGAGTCAAATAGTATGTTGGAGTCGTTAAAAGAGGATAAAAACGAAGAAAAGTTAGACAATTCTACACTAAAAGGTATCGTAAGTAACCTTTAGTATTTTTTTTCTATATTTATTTTAGTAAACTACATCATTTTTATAATTTGGGGCTAATAATGAAACACAATAAACAGAAAAATGTGGGTATAATGTTTGAGGTATTGAGCCACGCTGTTTTGCGGGAAGTTTCGGAAAAGAGAAATAATAGGGCTGCTAAGTTGTATGCTCTTATTAAAGAAAACTTTCTGAAAGACACAGAAATCTCAAAGGCTTACAAGATTTATTCACAGTTTATTTATAGTGAGGCAAGAAATGTATATTCTGCCAATTTATTCGTACGTAATCTTGTATCAGAATACGCAAAAAACATAAATAGAAAGAAGTTAGACGCTGAGTTAAATAGACTATCAGAATCTATTTCTCGTATTACTAACAAGAAAAACCTCCTAAAAATAAACATACCTAACTATAAAACTATTGCTAGTTTTCACATCAGATTACATGAGACAGACCAATACATTAGCTCCAGAGAGAATCTGGCGATTGATGAAACATTGATGGATCATCTATTGGAAAACAAGACAGCTAAAAGTATTCGTGACATTAGAAGTCAATCAGAGTTTGAAAAGAAAACTATTGAAGAGATACAGACGGAAAAACTTTCTTTGGTAATAGCCCTACAGAAGTTTGATGATGTTTATGGAAAACTTTTGACCAAAGAGCAAAAGTCTTATCTTGAAAAGTATTACACTACTTCCGACCCTGTGAAGTATAAACGATGGGTAGATAAGAAAGTAGATAATCTAATAGATGAAATAGCTCACAAATCACCTTCTATCACTGATGAAAAGATAGTCAATAAGATTGAGTTGGTTAGTGAAAAGCTAAAGGGTATCATACAACAAGAATCAGTAACAACTAGCAACTTGAAAGACATTCTACTTATTGTAGAGATGAAAGATAAACTAGACCTTTTTTAGGAGATAAACTTTGCCTCGTCAATCTATATTATCACAATGGAGTAGTTCTCTAACAGACCAAGGCGTAGCATCAACACCATCAAGTATACTTGGTAAGTGGCAAGCGATGTTTCCAAACTCATCACCCGTTAGCAATCCTACCGCTGTAGCTGGTAAGGCTGCTGATAATGCGAATAGTTTGGTCAACTATTCATTTAGCCCAACAAGAGAAGCAAGTCAACTTGCTACTGACTCTTGGAGTGATGGTAATGCACACCCCGTAAAGGGAGATGGTGATATTTTAGCCATGTGGAATCGTACTGCTCTTATTACAAATAGAGACATAGACCCCGAAGTTAATTTTGTTAATGGCACCAAAGAAGGGCCACTTGCAAGAATAACCCTGCAGGGAGCCAGAACAACAGAACAAAAGATTCCCATGAGTGGCCAAAACACAACACGTTTTGTTACCAAAACTAGCATTGAAGAGTTTCAGCAGTATACTCAAATGCCATCATTAGAAGATGAGAATGATGTAATCACTGCTGCTGAATTTTCATAGGAAATAAATAATGGCTCAAACTATTTTACAAAAGTGGACAAACACGTTTAGTTCTCAGCAGAAT